ATGATGTGTGACGATGTAGATTCATGTTCTCTTGTCCACCTTGATAATAGAAAATATCAAACTCAGATGGGTAGATGTAAAGGAAGTTATTGGTATCTTTGAACTCTGGGTGCATGTGATACTTAAACTGTTTGATAATTTGTAAAACATTCGATGCTTCTTTTGAATCTCTTGGATAAAACTGATAATCGAATGAGAATGTTCTAAAGTCAACACCCTTAAATACTTGTTCTTTCTTGGGGTTCGCTGCAAGACCAAGTGCAGCGGAATTTCCACCAGCGTTTGGTCCTTTTGATAGTGCTAGGTTAGCGATAATATCTGCACCGACACCTTTAACATCAGAGTTCTTACCACCAGATTGAAGTGCCTTAATAACTTCTTCACCACCAGCTGCAGCCATTGCCAATAGTGATGTATCATCTTCAGACCACTGCATACCGTATCGAATAGATAACTGGTTTGGAATATGTAGAGCAATGGCAGTCTTTAGTCTTTTCTGTGGACGATTTGCTCGTGCAGCTTCTGTTCTAGTAACTGCAGCACCCACACCTAAAGTAGCGATGTTCGCAGTTGCTGCACCTTGTAATCCACCAGCCAGTGCGCCACCGATAGTATTAACAATAGCGTTTGCGCCAATTAATCCAGCTTTACTTAGATTTTGACCAATAAGATCTCCACGATCTCTTGGACCAAAGTCATCAACTGTTTCTACTGCTCCATCATTGAACAGTTTAGAATCTGTTGAGACATTGATATAGAAAACAGCATAATTTCCACCATAACGACCATCATTAGACATAAGATCGTCTGGATACATGTAGTTACTTATATCATATGTATTGGAGTTAAATGCAGTAGCACCACCTCGTCCAACATATAAATTTGGAGCATTCGGTGCTGCTGCAGGTTCTTTGTTATCTTTGATTGCGGTTTCTTCTGCCATTTTGCCCTCTTACCCTAAATATAGTTGGGTTTATTTATCTCTAACACTTATTTATGTTCCACAAAAGAAAGTTCGTTCCAGTTTTTCCTGAAAAATATACTGGGGATCCTACAAATGTAATTATGCGATCCTCGTGGGAAACCATGTTTGCAAACTGGTGTGATAAGAATCCATCGGTTTTAAAGTGGAGTTCAGAGGAAACTATCGTGCCATATCGCTGTCCAACAGACGATAGGATTCATCGTTATTTTGTAGATTTTAAAGTCACACTTAGCGATGGTAGAACATATTTAATAGAAGTAAAACCAGCGAAACAATGTGAACCTCCAGTATTTCCTGGTCGCAAGACTCAGCGTTACCTAACAGAGTCTTTAGCCTTTATAAAAAATCAAGCAAAGTGGAAAGCAGCAACAGAATATGCCAAAGATCGTAACTGGGGATTCAAAATTATCACTGAAAGGGAGTTGGGCTTAACAGCTAAATAATAGTATGGCTCAAAAACCAAGCATGCTCGATGTATTCGAACGCAACAAATACGACTTAAATACGGTAGTTAAAAAGTCGAGGAGTTGGTTCGACCAACAAGTCAATTTATTGGCTAAGCAAGGTCTCACCCCAAATAATGTAATGAGGGGTGATGCTGATTCGTTGGTCACTAAAATCCAACCTGGATACTTATACATGTTTGCATATGATCCAAAGTTAAAGAAAGAATTACCTTATTATGACCGATTCCCTCTAGTGTTTCCATATGCAAGAACACCAGATGGCTTTATGGGTCTTAATATGCATTATTTACCATATGGTCTAAGAATCCAATTATTGGATAACCTATTGATCTTTAGATCAAATAAGCGTATGGATGAAATGACGAGATTAAAATATTCATGGCAAGTTATTGATGGTGTTACTCGCTTCGCTGGAGCGAAACCTTGCATTAAGCAATACCTTATTGGTCATGTTAGAACCCAGTTTCGTAAGGTTGACTCCGAAGACTGGGCAACTGCTATGTTACTCCCAGTTGAAAGATTCGTGGGAGCAAGCAAACAAGAAGTCTGGGCAGATTCCAGAAAGATAATGAGAAAGTAATATGGCACTAATCAACGATTTTATTGCTCAAATTAAAGAAGGTGGTTTGGCTAGAACAAACCGCTACATCGTAGACTTTAGACCACCTGTGGCTGGGGATGACGATACAAAAAGAAAATTAGTTTTGTTCTGCGATCAAGTTCAACTTCCAGGACAAAACTATTCAACAGTTCAGAATAGAGTGTTCGGTGAATTTCGTGAAGTTCCATACGAGCGCATCTATGACAATATCACTTTAACATTTTTTGTAGACAGTGGTATGCATGTTAAGAAAGTTTTTGATAAATGGATGGATAAGATTGCTGATCCAACTTCAAGAACATATGGTTACTATAAAGACTACACAGTTGATATGACTATTGAAGTTCAAGATCTACTTGATAAAACAAGATACAAATTGAATCTATTCGAATGCTATCCAAAAACAATTAGCACTATTCAAATGGATTATAACTCTAAAGATGTTATGAAGTTACAAGTGGCAATGCAGTACAAATATTGGACTTCAGATGCAACATCAGTTCTTTCTAACAATCAGGTTATTAATGCCAACATGTTGGACAGTTACATGAATCAGTTCGATAAATTTCAGGATATTTTCTCAAACTTCTCTCTTGGAGATGCTGAGAATTTCACTACTGGTTTAGCAAATCAATATGCACAAAATTGGATTTCTGATAATGTTCCAGGAATAATGAGATTCAGCTAATCCAATAATAAATACTAGGAATGATTAATGAAAATTGATGAAACATTATCTGCTGAATTCGGTTTAGCACCGATGAAAGTGGCTGAGGTGATTACAACTGATGGTGAAATTATAAGACAGTCAGACAGTAAGATTGAGGATGACTACGAGATAACTCGTAATAATCTTCGTCTTATTTTACAACAAGGACAGTCTGCCCTAATGAAAGCACTGGATGTTGCTCATCAATCAGAGCATCCAAGAGCATTTGAGGTTGTTGGAAATCTAATGAAACAGTTGGCAGATGTCAACCAACAATTATTAGACTTGCATCAACAGAAGCAAAAACTCGATGGACCAAAAGAAAGTTCAAAGAGAGAAGTGACGAATAACAATGTTATCTTTACAGGTAGCACTGCTGATTTGAATAAGTTAATTAAGAATATGTCTAAAGGAGAATAATAATGGCTTTACCTATGATGTCCACTCCAACCTATAATATGGTTGTACCCTCGACTGGAGCGACTGTGAAATATCGCCCATTCCTTGTTAAAGAGGAAAAGGCTCTTCTACTTGCTCAGCAATCAGAAGATTCTATGGTGATGATTGACACGCTAAAGAATGTGATTAAAAGTTGTGTACAGGATCAACTTGATGTCAACAAACTGGCTACATTTGATTTGGAATACATGTTCCTTCAAGTTCGTGGTAAGTCAGTTGGTGAATCTATCGATCTAGTATTTGCATGTGACTTGGATCATGGTGAAGATAACGAAAAGGCACAGACTAAAGTTCGCATTGATGTTAATGACATTAAAGTTGAGAAGTCTGAAGGGCACACTAGCAAGATTGAATTGTTCGGAGATGTCGGTGTTGTTATGAAGTATCCTACTGTGGATATTCTAAACAAACTAAACAATCTCAAAGAAGACGACTATGAAAAGATCTTCGATATTATGGCACTATCAATTGATTATATCTTTGATGGCGACCAAGTGCATTACGCTAAAGAACAATCAAAAGACGATCTAGTACAGTTCGTAAATAATTTAACTTCGGAACAGTTTGTAAAGATTCAAAAGTTCTTTGAAACTATGCCGAAACTTCGTAAAGAAATTGATTATACTTGCCCAGTATGTGGCAAGGAACACCACAAGGTGTTGGAGGGTATCCAAAGTTTTTTCTAATATTGCTCAGCCACGAGAGCCTTGAGAATTACTATAAAATGAATTTCGCTCTTATGCAGTATCACAAATACTCTTTGGCTGAGCTGGAAGAAATGATACCATTTGAACGAGAAGTTTATGTGTTCATGTTGATTCAATATCTTGAAGAAGAAAAGAAAAGAATCGACTCTAAGAAGAAGGCATTCTGATGGCAAAAAAGAATCGTGGACCTCGTCCACCAGTAGTTAATGTTAATAGCACTACGACTGTAGAAGTCAGTGGTGGTATTAGTTCATCTGAATTTAAACAACTGTTAGATTTACAAGCTGCAGCTGTGGGTGAACTAACATCTATTAAATCTTTAATAGAACTGTCTAAACAGGTAACGCAAGCAGAATCTGTTAAACCTGCTGGTATGGATATTCCAGGTGTTGTTAAAGCTACTGATATTAGACCTACTTCTGTCGAAAATAATCCTGACTTAAGAGTTATTGGTCAGAATCAAAAAGAACAACTCAAACTTGATACAGAAGAACTCGAAATCAGCAAAGAACAGCTAAAGATTGACAAAGAATCTCTAGTAACTTCTAAACGATTACAAGAACTGCGTGACGATGAAGCAGAAGCCATTTCTAATATTGCCAAATCAGTAAAAACATTTAAGTCTTTCGGAGATCGTCTGGAAGAAATGAAAAAGAAATTCACTGATTTAAAAAGTCCAGGTGGATTAAAACTTGGTGCCATGAAAGCACTTAATATTGGTGGAATCTTTAAGAATAAAATTGCAGATGAGGAGTTTGTTCAAACTCAGATGAAACTGGGTACAAACAAGTCTCGTGCGCAGTTAGTAAAAGAAGCACCAATGGCTCGTGAAAAAGCCAAAGAAATTAAAAAGCAAGAAGAAAAGATTAAAGAGTTCCAGCAAATAACTGGTGTTTCTACTTCAGATCTTGGTAAGTATAAAGGTGGTCGTGAACTTCTTGATCAAAGAGCAAAGTTAGCTGACGAGTATAAACCACTGGATGAACGAGCAAAAATGCTCGAACGAACAGATGTTCCTCAAGTCGAACGAACAGATGTTCCTCAAGCTGCAAAACCAACTACACGACCAACACTACAAGCAAGTAAAGTAGCTGAAGCCACACAAAAAGCACCAATGACTAACTTGGCTGCTTCTGATTTACAAAAATCTCCAACTCAACAATTCGCTGATGCTGGTGTTTCTGAAGAACAAGCAATTGAAGATGCTCGCTTAATGGGTGAACAAACAACCCTACTAAACAAAATTGAAACAAATACTCGTGGTGATTCTCCAGAACAAAAAGCAAAACCTGCCGATGAAAAGGGTGGAGGAGGATTGCTTGGTGGATTACTTGGTGGTGGTAAGGGCAGTGCTATGCTAAAAGGATTAAAAGACTTTGGTATTGGTATAGTTCTTATTGCTGGATCTCTATACATCGCAGCAAAAGCATTCCAAGAATTTTCAGAAGTAGAATGGGGTGGAGTCATGAAAGGTATGGCTGCACTTGGAGCAATGGTTGCTGCAGCAGTTGTGCTAAGAAAAGCATCTGGCAGTCTTAAAGAAGTCGGTGTTGGCTTAATCGCAATGTCTGGTGCATTGTATATTACAGCTA